TATGGCTATACGAGGAATACAAAGACACTTGCTGGAGTAGCAGTAACTGAAGATGACACTGATGATAGATGTGAAGTAACTTGGTCTAATGTAACTTGGACAGCAGCCGGTGGAGCTATTGGACCTACTCCTGGAGCAATCATCTTTGATGATACAGTTACAGATGATCCGATAGTTGGCTATATAGACTTTGGAGGAGAACAAACTCAAGCTGATGGTGGAGTTGCAACGATTAGCTCGGTTGAAGTTAGAATTGCTTAAGGAGTAACTTATGGCTAATGTAATTAGTGATACGTTTAAAGGAATGTTGTTGAAAGGGCAGATGAATCTTGCTGATTCCTACAAGATCATTCTAATGCAAGGTGGATTTACTTTTAATAATGCAACAGACTTTGCTTATGCTAACATTTCAGTAAGTGAGCTTGCAACAGCTTATGGCTATACTGCCGGTGGAATTGCCTTGACAGATGCAACAGTGACTGTTGATCAAAGCACAAATGTTGCAAAACTTGCTTGGACGAATGCTCAGTTTAATGCAAGCGGTGGAGCACTTGTTACATCTGGAGCAATTATCTACAATGACTCAACTGCTACAGGTGATGGAGATGACTATACAGACGCAATAGTAATGTATGTTGATGCTGGAGGAACATTAGTAGCTACTGATGGAACTCCACTGATTGTTCATGATATTTATTTAACTATTAATTAAAGGAGAAAAGAAATGAAATACAGTCTTGGTGTAAGAACTTCAAATGGGACAGATGCAGAGTGTGCTTGGGAAATTATTACTGGAGCAACTCCTGGAAGAGTCAGACTTATTGAAATGGGAATCTTTCTTGCAGCAGCAACTGCAACAACTATTGGTCTTGGAAGACCTCAAGCTTCTGGAATTACTCCTACTACTCCAGTTGACTTTCTTCCTGAAGATCCGAACAATGTACTAGCAAGTGGTGTTGTGCAGTCTGCACTAGCTTGGGCAACAAAGCCAACAATTCCTATAGCCTTTCTCCGCCGAATTGCTCTTCCAGCAGTTATTGGAACCGGAGTTATTTGGACGTTTCCTGAAGGAATTGTGATTCCTGTAAGTTCAAGTATTATTCTCTGGAATCTTGCAACTAACAGTGTTTTGGATGCTTATGCTGTTGTTGAGATTTAGTTATTAAAGCTAAGTAATTTAGGGAACTATAATGACTTATAAAATCCCAACTACGATATATGAAGGAACTAAGCAATTACAAAAAGCTTTACCTACTCCTTCATTTATTAAGCAACAGTTTCTTTATGTTATTCTTCCAGATGCTAATGCAGGAATGACTTCAGAAGCTTCTGGATGGGTGGGAAGACTTCCGGCTGAAAGAAATCCTGCGTTAGACTTATCACTTAGTAGCGATCCAACTATTCTTACTATTTCAATCACTGGAACTTGGATAAATGTAAGTATTGTTGCAAGTCCAATTATTGTAACAGTTAGTCAGCTTGGAGCTTTTGGTAGTGGAATTATAGCAAGTGGATTAATTGAATTAACACTTAGTATTCTTCCTTCAGATTCCTATATCCATTTCTCTGAGCCTGTCAAAGCTAATTGGGTAAAGTGGTCTAATATAGGAAGTTTAGATTTCACTATCTGGAAGGATAATATAGCTGGAGAGCGTCCACTTGATTGGCCTGGCTGGATTTATAGTATTAAAAAACTTGGAAATAAAGTAATTGTTTATGGAGAAGATGGAGTCTCTATGCTTGCTCCTAGTAATAATGCTTTTGGATTACTCTCTATTTCCAATATAGGACTTAAAGGAAAGCAAGCGGTTGCAGGAGATGACAAGATACATTACTATGTAGATGCTATAGGAAAATTACAGAGGCTTTCAGAAATCCCACAAAAATCCTCTATATTTGAGCAGTCTATAACACCTGAGGAATTAGATTACTCTGAATATCTTAGTGTTATGACTAATCCAGCTCTTTCTTGGGATCCACTTAATAGATTTCTATACATCTGCGATAGAGAAATAGGATATATCTATTCCCAAGATACTAATAGTCTTGGTTCAGGACCTGCTGCTATAACAGGCATAGGATTACGAGATAATAAACTTTACATAGTATCTCCATCTACGATAGTAAATCCTATATTCGAGGTTTGCACAGATATCTATGATATGGGAAGTAGGAAGAATAAAACTATCTATACAGTTGAATTAGGCACAGATGTAACTGGAGATCTTTGGGTGACGCTTGATTATAGAAAGAATAAAGCTGAAGATTTTAAAACTCTTAAATGGCATAAAGTAAATCCTAGTGGAATTACTAACATTCCTTGTTATGGGATTGAGTTTAGAATTAGAGTGAAAAGAACAACTTATGCATACTTTAAGTTGGACTATATTAGAATTAATGGAACTATACATAATTATGTTTTTCAATATCCTTATGTGGGAAGATAGTTTGTTTAATAATTTAACGATCTAATTAATTGGAGAAGAAGATGATTATAAAACTAATACCTAATCAAATTCCAGTATTTTGGGAAGCTATAAAATTCGCTTCTACAAAAGCAGACGAAGTTGATAATAAAGATTTACAGCCTTATCTAAATGAACTACTTCAATCTCTATTAAGTAGCAAAGCACAGTGCTTTGTAAGTCTTGATAATAATAGAACATTAACAGGACTTCTTATTACAAGACTCTGTATTAATAAGATTACAGGAAATAATTTCTTACTTCTGCAATCTGTTTATACTTGGAAGATTCTGTCTAATAAAGAATGGGAAGAGACTTATAGTTTATTTAAGTCATTTGCAGAAAAAGAGAATTGTAAATATCTTTTATTTACCTCTAGAAATCCTAGTATCTGGGATAGAACAGAATTACTTGGATTTAAAGAAAGCACTAGAGCATTTACTTTAAATATTAGTTAGGAGGTAGTATTATGGGAAGCGGTGGTGGAGGTGGAGGGACTAACATCAATTATATAAGATATGCTCCTTATGTTGAAGATAGGCATAGTAATTTTTTACTTTCTGTTTATTATGCACGAGTAGGAGCAATTTCAAATTCTCCTTTCTCAACCTATACTGACATAGAAGTCGATAATGCTTTCTTTGGTGCTGGGTATCTTATATCTAGTTTTCCAAGTCTCTATGACATGTATGGGAAGTTTATGGCTGGACTTGATATTGAGGCTTTGTGGAGTCAGATATTTGAAGATACAGTAAATTCTCCTGTTGTTTCAAATCTGGTTGCTGCTGAATCAGCCTTAATGGATGATGATATAGAAATTAATTCTCTACCAAGACTTAGAACTGGAATGAGAGATATAAATTCAGTGATGAGTTCATCTTTTGTTGTAGGAAAATCTATAATTGAAGATGCTAAAGTTAAATCACTTTCAAAGTTTACTGCTGAATTAAGGTATAGGTTAATTCCTATTGCGGCTGATAGATGGGCCAAACATCTTGAATGGAATAAGGGAGTTATAGGTGTTTATGCTGAAATAATGAAATTCTATTTCTCTGCAAAAACTGATGTAAATGAAGCTAATTATTCTATGAAAGCAAAGAATGTACTTTGGCCATTTACAGTTCTTGACTTTGAACGTGCGGCATTAGGTGCTTTGCAAGGAGCAACGAACTCTAAAACAGATGTGGCTGGAGCAAGCACTGCATCTAAAGTATTAGGTGGTGCATTAAGTGGAGCGGCAATGGGAGCTATGGTTGGAGGCTCGATTAATCAACCTGTAGCTGCTGGAGCTGCAGCGGGTTCAGCTGGAACTTATGCTATGTCAGGTGGGCTCATTGGTGCAGGTCTTGGAATAGCTGCAGCATTAACTTATTAGAGGTTTTATTATGGGAAGTAGTGGTGGTGGCAGCGGTGGAACTCAGGTAAGTGTAAGAAGATACGCACCTTATATAGAGACTAGACATGGAGATTTTTTAAATGCTACTACTCTATATAGAAATAATATAATAAATAATTCTCCTTTTGCTAACTATAATCCAATAAATACTGATGAAGCTTTCCTTGGTCTAGGTTATCTTATTAGTAATTTTCCTTCTCTCTACGATATGTTTGGAAAGTCTATGGCAGGATTAGACATTGAAGCGATTTGGAGTAGTGTGTTTGAAAAGGTTTTTGATGATCCTAATATTAACTCAGCCATTTCAAAGGAGATGAAACTTATTGATGATGGAGTAGTAAAGGAAGACTTATCAAAACTTAAAATAGAGATGAGAAATTTAAATGCAGTAACAACTTCAACATTCATAATTGGTAAGGCAGTAGTTGAAGATAAGAGAATTAAGACTCTTGTTAATTTAAGTATTGAGATTAAGACAGCCTTATTAGATACTATAGAAAATAGTTATTCTAATTATCTAAACTGGGAAAAGTCATTAATTACTGAATATGCTAAAATTATGAAGGATTATTTTATCTATACTTCTATGATGAATAATGTCAATGCTGACTTTGGTAGTAGAGATAAACTATGGCCATTTACAGTATTATCTTTTGAAGGAATGGCTATAGGGACTATGCAAGGAACAGCATCATGGAGAAAAGAAATGTCTAGAGAACGATCTACAGTATCTAAAGTGCTTTTAGTATCCTCTTATACTGCTACTGGAGCAACTGTAGGGTTTAGCATTGGAGGTCCTTGGGGAGCAGTAATTGGTGGTGCTATAGGTTTTGTAGTTGGTATAGCTGCAATGCTTTTGGAGTAATGAGTTTGTTTAATAATTTAACGATCTAATAATAATTAGGAGGATTAAAAAATGGATATTGGACAAGGATTAGGTAATGCACTTCAGAATAAGTTAATTTTACAATATCTTTCTGGAATTGGAGGAGCTATGAGTGCTGGACAGCCAGTAGGTCCTGCTATGAATGCTATAACTCAGCAAAATATTCAGAGTCAGAATTTAATGAAGCTGTTAAAGCAGATGCTTGGGCCTGATAAGACCAAGGGAACTTTTGACAGTTCAGGAATGACAGTTAAAATCCCTAATGAAGCTATGAGTGAAATGTTACAAGGAACTGGTCCTGGAGGTGTGTGGGAAGGACTTGCAGCGCCGCTTGGAACTCCTAAATCAATGACTACTCCGGCTCAAGAAGGGAGTAGGCCAACTACCATCAACCCTTTTACATATAGTCAGTCAAATTTAGATGGAATTTCTCCCTCTGATTTGGCTGGCTTAACTTCTCAAGATATTATGGGAACTTTTGGTCTGAAACAGCAAGCAATGGCAAATGCTACAGAGGCTGCTTATAAAGAAAGTTTAATGAGAAAGGCTGAGCAACCTGATACACTTGATACTGAATTTCCAGTCCCTGTTCCAGAAATTGGAAAAGTTACTCATAGAGAATGGAGTGCACTGCCGACCGAAGATAAGTCATATGCTCTCTACGTTGCTGGAGCTAGAAATGCTGGAGTTAAGGATATTATGACTAAGGAAAATTGGAAGGCAGCTACACCGACTGAAAAAGAAAGATTTCTTAGATCAGCTATGAGTGATCCAAAGTTGATGAAGGCGGCTAAAGAATTAGCAACAGCCGGAGCCACTTCAATCTCAGTAGGTGAATTGGTTAATAGAAAAGAGGCCTTAGAGGAAGTAGAACGTAGAAGTTCTGTTATGAAACCTGATTATTTTAGTAAAATAGAAAAAGATCTTGGAAAGCCAGATGTCTGGGCATATGATAATCAAGGTGCAGTTGACAGAGTAAAGAAAAAGTATCCTACTATGTCCGATGTAGAGGCTGCAGAGACTGCAAGAAAAGTTGCTATTCTTGAGCAAGCAGATGGTGAGATAAAACGAGCTTTTCCTGGTGCAGTATTTAATAGAGACGGATGGTATTTAAATGGTAAGAAAATAGTGGAGAGCCCTTATGCAAGATAGATTTTTAGATGCTGTAGTTAATCCTTCAAGTGAGACTAAGAAAGTAGAAGTTCAACCAAATCAATCTGGATCATTCTTGGATAGTGTTGTTCCTTCTAAATATAGACAAGTAACTTCAGATAATTTAACTCCAGATAATTTAACTACTGAAGAATCTTCTATTAATGTAGACGCTTACAATCCTACAAGTATTATGAAAAGAATAGTTCCTAAGGTAGAAGATCATCCTAAACCAACTACAAGAAGAGTATTAGTTAAAGCAACAGCTAAAGATAAGTTCTTTGATTCTCTATCTTCTAAACCTAAACAAGGACCAATTAGAAATATTCCTGAAGGATATGTAGATATAAAGATGCCTGAGCAGTTTATTTCTAAAGAAGCTGAAGACTCATTTGTTACTAAACTTGTTGATAATGTAAGTAGACTATTTACATCAAAAGCAGAAGAATCGGCTAAAGCTGTTTATCAGACAATCACAGCTGATTATTTAGGAGCCAATCCATCTGACATTAGTCCTGATTTGATAAGTGCTTTTAGATCTGGGTATGGAAAAACTAATTTAGGTCTTATTAGTCAAATTGAAAGAAAGACTAAATATCCTAGTCCAGTCGCAGAAGAAATGAATACTAAGCAACAATTGGCTGCTGGATTAGGTGGAGTTGTTGGAAGTCTTCCCACTTTTATTCCTTTCTCCTTAGCTGGTGCTGGAGGTGGACCAATAGGTATGATGATGGCAGGCTTTGCTGGAGATCAAGGATTAAGAGCCTATTATTCATATAAACTTGAAAATGGAGAAGTTAGCTCTCCTAAAGAATTTGTAGATGCTTTGAAAAAAGTAGTTCCTGAGACACTTAAAGGAGCAGTACTTGGAACATCAACTGGGGTGGCTGGTAAGATAGCAGCACCATTAGGAAATATAGCTAAGGTTGGAACTGAAGCTGGAGTAATGACTACTATGGGTGCTATATTAGAGAATACATTACCTACTCTACAAGACTTTATCAATAATGCTATATTATTTGGAAGCATTCATGGAATATCTAAAATTCCCACTACTCTTAAAAACATTAAAGATGTTTGGGTTAAGACTGGCCGCACTCCTAAAGATATAGTTGAAGATACAAGTACTGATCCTAAACTTGCAAAGGCACTAGTCAGTGAAGAAAGTATTCCTGAAGATGTGATTGCTGAGGCACAGGCAAAGGTAGATGCAGTTGAAAAAGCTCAGACTGAATTGGCTACAAAGTTAGAAGCAATTAAACATCCTATTGAAGCTGAGACTTTAGTTAAAGAAGAATTGAATATTAAAGGGAAGAAAGTTAAAGATATTAAAGAGGGAAAGATTGAAGAGGAAATAGAACTTCCTCCTTTTGATAGTGATAAAGAGATGTTAAAGTCTCTTGGATATGAAGAAGAAGAAATTGCTAGGTTTAGTCCTGAAGAGATTCAGAAGATTCTTAGAGAGGATGAGTTTATAGATTCATTGAATATACCTGAGCCGACATCAGAATTAACTGGAATTAAGATGTTTATTACTAACAAAGAAAAATATTCATTAGAAGCTCTTGGGTATAGTAAAGAAGAAATAAAAAAGATGAAGCCTGAAGACGCTGAGAGAATTATTAGAGAGGGCAAGTCTGTTGAATCATTAAACGAACTTGAGCCAGCTGAATCGGGAGAAGAAGTCATTAATAATCTTAAAAATATAAAAAATGTCAAGATGACTAAAGGAGAACCTAAGTTTGGTGACTCAGAAACACTACATGGAACAGACATAAATAATTTAGAAGGAATACTGGCAAATGGTCTTAAAGCTGGTTCTGCGATAGGAGGAAAAGACTGGGCTGCTGAGTCTCCTGTTGTAGTATCTGTTCCTACAGCAAAAAAGGGAGATTATGTAGCGCATAATAACTACTATAAGATAAAAGAAAATGCTCCTGTAGATAAAGTAACAATAGATTTAGACCAGTATAGTGATACTGTTTCTGAAAAAGTTATAGCTCAAGTTGCTGAGTTAGCAAAGAAATATCCTAAAGTAAAATTTACTGTTCTTAATATTCCTGAAGCAAGCAAGCCAAAATATACTTTAAAAGATATGATGGATATTGATAACAAGATAGTAGAACTTTATAAAGCACCAAATCCAGAATTAGATGCGCTTAAGACTGAGAAAGCTAAAATACTGGAACCTTTTAAGCGAGGAGAAAGCTCATATAATACTACAGGAATGAGTAGAGAGTTGAGAGGTAGATTAGATGAAATAAATGCTGAAATAAAAGTACTTGAAAGACAAAGACAGAATAGGATTAATGCACTTGAAGAAAAATCTAGGCAAGCTGCTATTGATGTAGATAGAGTGGAAGGAACTGATTTTAGTGAAGAAGCTGCTAAAGTGGAGTCGGCAGGAGAGGTTAAACCGGAAGCCAAGATAACTAATTTAAAACCTTCTAAGATTGTTGAATCTGATACAACTGTTAAAGGTGAACAAAGACTTAAAACTGACCTTGGTAAATCAGAAGAGGACATAAAAAACGTATTTGATGAGTTCCGGGAAAGTGTTGCCAAAAAGGATATTGCCGAAGATCAAGGTCAGCATATTCTTGATCGGATGGAAGAAGAAGGACGGTCGCCTGCCGATGTTTCAAAGGATTTTTGGGACAAGACTTATTGGAATTTGAGTGCAGAAGATCAGATTAAATTTCAAAAGCTGCTTAAGAATCAGACTGGAATGGATGTAGGAAGTGTGCTCTGGACTAATCCTAAAACAGGAGAAAGCAAAACTGCTGAAAACGTAATTGATATTGCCAAAGAATTTGAAAACGATATTCCTGGTTCAGTTGAATATCTGGAAGGCACGACTCGCGGCTATGTAGCTCTGATGGAATGGGCAAATAATAAAACAAGCAAGCAACCGTGGAATGCAACTATGAAATCAAGATTGGAAACAGTCAATCAAGAGGTTGCTCAAAATAGAGATAAAATAATTACTCAATCAAGAAAGCAAGCTGAATATGATGGATGGTTAGAAAAGTGGGCTCCTGAAAAAGCTATTGATGATTATTATAGAGAGCATAGTGGGATTAGTACATCTGGTTGGAAAGCCTTAAAAAAGGGAGAGACATGGAAAGGGAGGTTAGAGAAGTTAGCAGAAAAAGAAAAACAAACTAAAAAACAACCAGTTACAGACCTTGATCTTCAGACAGGGGCTCCTTTACCTAAAGCTCTCGAACCATCTAATCATCCATTTAGAGATAAAGATGCTAAACATACAGAAGTAATGAAAAAGCTGTTACAAGAAAAAGTTAGTAATGTAGATGCTTCGCCAGAAGTATTTACTCGATATTTAATTAATGAAGTTAATAGATGGCTTAATGGTGAAGAAGTCGCTATCGACAAAGTTAGAAATGGATTAAGCGAGTTAGCTATTAAAGTAGATAATCTTAAGAATAAGTTTGAATTTGATAAAGATTTTACTTTATGGAGAGATACAGTTAAAGAGGCAGCTAGATGGGCAAGAGATGTAGACCGTTTAAAAAATAAACGAACTGGCGAAACAAAACTAATGATGGGAGTAGACCCTACTCAACTTCCTGAAGCTACTAAGAAAATATTTAAAGACGCTTCGAGGTTTTTTGAAGGGACTTCTAAGGCATTAAAGGAAAAATCTTTTAATACTGACTACGCAATTAAACAATTAGGTGAAGATTTAAATCTAGGATTAATGGAACAACAAGAACACTTACTTAAAGAAATTAGACGCTTATATCCAAAAGAGAGTCAGCGAATTATAGATAGACAGCGATCAGCTGCAAATGGAAAAGGTTATGGTGAAATAGAATATAATCAGATGGTAAGCGAAGTTTTTGGGGGTAAGTCTGATAGGCAAGTAGGTATTATTAATGATTATTTATTAGCTAGAAGATATAAAGATATTTATGGATATAGGTCTATTAAAGATTATAAGTCACAGCCTGAATATGGACCTATTGAATCTGCTAGTGTTGTAGCCACTATGGAAATGATTAAAGATCTTCCAGAGCATGTGTTTGCAAAGTTAATTAGTACTTCAGATCTTAAGAAAAGATTTGAAAAAGCTAGTGCTAAAGATGTGGCTGATGCAATTAAATCGACTGAGACATTTTTCGAGTGGCATAGAAAGTTGGTAGATGACTTAGTTGAATCTGGACTAAAGTCTGAGGAGGAAGGAAACTTACTTAAAGCTCATGATTTTCGTAAGTTTAAGACAATCTCAGTTGAGAAGCTTTATGATTTTGATTATCAGACTCATTTAAAAGGAGAGACTATTAGATCAACTAACTCAGGTGTGCAGTCATTAGGCCACGGAAGCACAAAGATTATAGATCCAGATGCAAGGGTATCTGCTCATGAAATGTTTGTTAGAGCTTATGGCTCTATTGCAAATCAAGCAGCAAAATTAGAGTGGAAAGGACTGGCTGAAAAGTATCCAGATAATACTATAGTTAGTCTTAAGCAAATATCAGGCTGGAGTCCAATGCCTTATTTTGAAAAAGGAGTAAAGAAAGAACTTTACTTTAGCCCTGAAGCTTCAAAGTATATGGTAACAAGAAGCCATGATATTAGTCATAGATTATCTACAGTAATAAGAGGCGCAACATTTGCCCCTTTCACAAGAACATTAGCTGTTGGAGCAAGTCCTCTTTGGTCAACTTTCATTGGTCTTCCTATGGATATTGTTCATACCTTATGGACAGCTAAAACTTGGGAAGCTGATGCAACTAAAGTAAGACCAAAACTAAGTTTTCCTTTTTATGAAACAACTAAAGGGGACTATAAGAGAGTATATAGTCCCTATAATCCACTATCTCCTTTACAACTTGGACATGATATGTCTAGAACTTTAGGAGATATTTATACAAGAGGTCCTCTATTTCATAATTTAGCTAAACATGGTCTTGCTATGTCATTTCTTTCTATGAGGGAAGGTAGATATGTTAAAGGTGCTAAACCTCCAGGCGATTGGGCAAAACTTCTTGATATTCTATCTTATCATGGTACAAGTATGGAATTCTGGGTTAGAGCTGCAACTGCTGATAGAGTTGTTAGGAGAAGAGCAAATGAATTATATATTAGTTATGAAGAATCTTTAAAGAATGATAATATAATGTATGAGGCTGTTCATGCTGGAAGAGATAGAATGGACTACAATCAAGGTGGTTGGATAATTAAAGCACTTGATCAGAATGGAATGATATTTCTTAATGCAGCTGTATTAGGTACTAGAACCTTTTGGCGCTCAGCCAAAGAAAATCCAGTTGATTTTGCAGCTAGGTCAATTCAGCTAATTGGATTAGCTGCTGGCATTACTGCAATGGCTTGGAGTCTCCATGAAGATGTAATGAAAGACATTCCTACAGAAGGGAATGAAAAAAATATAGTCTGGCCTTTATTCTCTGACTGGATAAATTTTAAAGATGAAAATGGAGATACTAGATATTTATATGCTAAACTAAGAATGGATCCTGGAGCTGCTTTTATGTATAAGTTATCTGATAATCTAACTAGAACTTATTTATATGATAAAGGAATTATTAAACAGGAACCAGATTATAGAAAACTAACTGATTCTTTAAAACAATTAGGCCCTGTAGGGATATCTCTGCCTCCATCTATTCAAATGGTATATGATTATTCTACAAATACTAGCTGGTGGAAAGATAGGCAGATGTATACTGCGTTAGGTGGAAGAACTTTTGATTGGCCTAAAAGTAAACATGAAGGTAAATTTGACCCTAATGTTTCTCAGCTTGCTAAAGATATTGGAGCACATAGTGGATTTATTGATATTTCCCCTAAGCGTCTACAAGGATCGGCTAGCAATGTAATACCTTATAATAATGAATTTGTTGCTATGTTTGGAGGAGCTTATAATCAGTTATTTAGTGATGTACCTGAGAGTGATAGAAAAAGACCTCTTATTGAGACATTAGCAAGAATGCCAGGATTTAATAGAGTAATAGGAATAACACAGCCTAATTATTCTAGAAGGCAAGTTAGAGATAATATTAAAGCTGAAGAAGATCTAAAATATATAGTTAATTACGAAGAGTTTGATCTATTAGCTACTGACTATGCTTGGAGAAGTAGGAGAAAGAGAGAAGAAGTAATTAACTATATTAGTAGTCAGAAGACTAAAAAAGACTATGAAAGTATGAGAGATAAATTTAAATTTATAGAGAAAACAAAAGATCTTGAGCATAGAAATATCTGGCTAAGTATGTGGCATATGTCACCTGAAGTTAGAGCTAGAGAGTATATTCAGACTTATGACTCATCTACAGACGCAACAAAGAGACAGTTAGAGAAAGAACTAATGCAAATAGATGCTAGATTTAGAGATAAAGATGGTAAGAGTACTAGTTATACATCTGAGGAATTTAAACAAGCTTATATGAGAATTAGGCGTGAGAAAGATAATGCTAAAATTAGCGCTAATGAAAAATAAGATTGTTTATTAATTAAACAATCTATTTCTCAAATCCTATAATATGTAAAGTAGTATCTGCTCCTGGTCTTCTAACTAATTCAATTAGTTTCATAGCTTGCATTGTAGTGATTACTCTATCCATTTCAAGCTTATCCATATCCCCTTCAAAATGCCGAGCAAATTGATAGATTGGGATGTCGGCTACTTTACTATTAGCAATAAATGTCACTGCATCGTTGAGTAAGTCAGATGTATCAGATCGTCCCATACCTTTAAATACCTTACCCATTTTAATCTCTACTTCAGCTAATAAATTAATAGCTCTATTTATATCCTCAGTAGTTAATATCATACTATCTGAATGAGAAGCACAGCAAACCATAGCAAGAGTGATTAGGTGTTTCCTACGCCTTCCACAATAGCCATCGAATTTCTTATCTTGGAATGGCTTATGAGTGTCGGCATAGTAACACCACTCAGAATATATTTTAAGAAATTCATCTGTATATTGCATAGTCCCATTAAGTTGATTAATCGCCTCTAGGTCATAAATTAGCTTTTGCTGAAGCTGAATCTCTCGTTCAGTTTTTGTAGGAATAACTACAAGTTTTCCTCTCTTTTCTTCAACAACGAAGATAATTCTTGATGTTAGTCCGCCACCAATAGATTCGATTGGAAGAGATGCTTGAATGGCATCTGGAGTAGTGCCGGCAAATAAATTAACCCATACTCCAATAATCTCTTCTTTTTTCCTAGCAATAGTTTCATATGTCCATCTATTATGACAGTCATACCATTCACAGAGAGCAGCAATAAGTTCTTGATTGTGGTATCCCAAGAAGACAGTGAATTCAGTAGAGAATATTGTCAGAGATGAATGATAAGTCTGTTCTCCTGTCTCTACATTTATATCAGTAAGATTTGTTTCTTTCATCCGTCTTATTAGTGCCTGAAGAGATGTTGCTTGAGCACTTAAGCGAATAGTTGGAACTTGCTCTATTATATCAGAAGCAAACTTCATAGCTGTTCCCTTACCAGTAGCAGAAGGGCCAACTAAAACTATATATAAATTTGGATAGAAAGTTAGTGATAATCCAAGTTCTAATCTAACTTTTCTTTGAAGTGCTGCTGCAACAGCAGAGATAGCTGCCCATTTTCTGTAAAGAACTGGCGGCTCACTATTTTCTGTCAACTCCATGAAAGAATTAATCCAGTCAGGTGTATTTCTGGGCATATTATATCTCTACACTGTTTAGTATATTCCAGATATTCCACTGACTAACTCCCATTATTTTGGCTACTTCTCTCTGAGTCTTTCCATTGGCTATTAGTCCTATAATTTTGCATATATCTCCTTCTGTATTTATTATCTTCTGTCTACCTCCAGTCTTTCCATAAGACCTTCCTCTGTCTTTCATGTTATCAGAGGCATTCCCTATATATAAATGATTAGGATTACAACATCTTTCGTTATTACATCTATGTAATACCATCTGTCCTTCTGGCGGAGTGTTTTTATAGGTTAGTATCCAAGCCATTCTATGAGCCAGTACCATTCTAGTTTCACTCCAGAACATACCATAGTTTGCATTATTAGTTCCTGCTTTCCAAGGCCAGCAGTCATCTTTTTCTTTAATATCTACTTTAGACCAAAATCTTTCCATAATAATTCTCCTTAAGATTATATTTTCATTGGAAGAAGTGTCTTACAACGAAGTTTGAAACATGAATCCCTTAATAATTCTGCTAGTCTATCTGACTCTTTTGGGATTGATTTACTCTTAAATTCAAGCATCGATTCTTTCTGCATATTAAAACCAATAGCTAGATCGACTGGAGTAGGAATTTCTCTCTCATGCCAAATTAAAGGTGTTTCGAGAGAATCTTTAATTCTTAATAACATCTTAGCATGCTCAATCCAAGGTAAAGATAAAGGAATTTGAAATACTACAGAGTCATGGATTTGAGCAAGTAATTCAACTGGTTTATACCACTGCTGATTATAATAGATATGTTCAATCCCTTGTTCGTTTACTTTATCAGCACAAGTACTTTGAGGAAAATGAGCATAGGCAGAGCGGAAGGTCTCAGTGCAAGCATATTGAGTGACATTCGGATAAGATGGAAATATAGGACCTAGGAATAGACGAGTTCGGCCGAACAAGTTTGTTACAGTCCTAGTGGCCTTAAGCATATCTTGTATCATAGCATGGTAACCATTTCTTATTTGAGGATAGCCTGCATGAATTTCTTCTAGTGTTTGCTTGGCTTCTGTCTCAGTGATCTCATTGACTAGAGCGAATTTTTTATAAGACTCGTCGTAATTTAGTCCGTGATTCCCCTTCTTTCCCCAATACCTTTCACTCTGTCTGCCATCACCTAAGGATGAAGAACCATCTACTTTAGATATTTGATCATAAGGTTTATGAAAGATGATTGAAGCAGTTAGAGTATGGAGGTCTATTCCTTGCTCGAAAGCATCAATTTGAGCGAGGACTCCTCCAGTATAGGCAACGATTCTATTTTCAATTTGAGACAAATCAAAGGAGTATCCGATGTAACCTTCGTCAAAGAGAAAGAATCTAAGTAAATCATGAGGCCAGTTCTGACTATTTGTTCCGCTTCCAAATATAGTTTCACCACTAGCCAATCTACCAGTTGCTGCTCCTACTGGTTTATAACTACTTCTCATTCTACCATCTTTATCCACCTTTCCTATGTTAAGATAAGTTGAAATACGTTTGGAGAGACTTCGTATGTCAAGCATAATACGAGCGGCTTCAGAAGCCCTTCCACCTTGACGAACAAGTCGTTTTAAAGCATCAATGTCTATTGAGTCATTATATTTACCAGTAGTACTTTTTTTCTTATAAGGTTTATTTCCAAGTTCTTTATAAAAATAATCCATTAGTTGTTTAGGACTACTTGTATTTATATCTCTACCAACTATAGATTTAAATTCTGCTGATTTTTCTTCGAGAATATATCTTTGTTCTTTTTCATACTCCATCATCCCATTTACGTCTATTCGTATTCCCCTTTCTCCCATATAGATTAAAGGTTTAATAAGTTTATGTTGCCGTTCGTAAGTTAATTCATTACCTTGTTTTTTCAATGTAGAGAACTGTTTTGGAAAAGCTTCTATTGGAATAAAGGAATCAAAGCCATTATAGTTCCACCACTCCTCCCATGAACCGGCTCCCATCTTCATCCACTGTTTACCATCTTCTTTATAATAAGGAATGTCTGTATACATAGTTGTTACGGCAGCTAAGCCGGCTGGAAAATCTGGATAAGAAATCTTTTGAGCTATCTGAGTGCAATTAATAGAACCACGAGGGACTATTCCATATTTGTGGAATAAGAACTGAGTATCAAAGATAAAGTTAGCACCAACCTTTTTTATGTCCTCATCTTGAATTATATAGGCAATACCTTTCATTATTTGAAGTTCTTCTTCAACTGTGAAATAATCTCCTCTGAACCAACGAAAAGGGATACAAATAGATTCAGTAGGAGACCAGCTAATTCCTATGCAATCAACCTCTCTATTAATAACTTCAATATCAATGCCTATGATTTGGCCAAGCTTGCCGAGTCTATAGCAATGACGAAGAGTATTAATTGCTTGAGAAAAATCTGGTTGGATAGTAACTTTTCTTTCAGCCCTTCTAATCTCTTTAAATGTAGATTCATATTTAGCTCTTATTAAATCTTCACAAATTATTGGCTTATTGAGAAAGTTAAATTTTGGAGGGATGAATGTAGCTGGATGGAATGTAGGAATTATCTTTAATCCAGGAACTAATGTTGACTCAATAATAGAGCCTCTCCATTTAGTTATACCTACTCTATTGCATAAAGCAAGTAATGCTATATTTCCCATAGCTACAGCAATATTAAGGTTTAGAGATTTTAGTTCTTTTCCTAATTCAGAAATATACTCAAGACCTTCAGCTGAAATAGTCCACTTTCCACGATTGTCGAGATTTATATAATGAGCTAATGGTGCATCTAAATCCTTTATCACGTTTGTAAGATAGAGTTCACGACGCTGGATCTTGGTCATAGTTAAACATTCATCTAATCCTTGTCCTGCTGGGCCTATAAAAGGTCGAGGAGGACGAGCACGAACCTCTTGATATCCAGGCTGCTCACCGACTATAGCTATTTTAGCATTAATGTCACCTGATGGATGAACGAAAGTTATTCTCATCTATTCCTCCATAATTCAATAATCGTACCTAATATCAAAGACATTACTCCCATTATCATTCCTAATAAAAATCCTACAGTTCCATCTATGGAATTGAACCAAGATCTAAAGACTATAACAGTCAATATAGACAATATAAAGAATGGAAGTGAATAGATTATAAACATAATTATTCTCCTTTAGATTGTTTAATTATTAAATGAGCTTGTTAAAGTCAGTTATTTATTAATCTTACTTTCATAATTCCTTCTGTAACTCTCCATGTAAGAGTTTGTCCATTCTTATAATCTACTGCAGAAATTTCCCATGAAGCAAGTTCTTTTCCTTTATAACTAATTGAAACCTCTTTTTCCTTTATAGTAATAGAATCAAATAGCATATTAGCTATATTTTTTCTAAATGATTTTTTTCTTACTATATAATCTGCTTTACCATTTAAAATATCTTCGAGAACTAATAAATTTACTTTAGACATTGTCTTCTCCTTAATATTAGATTGTTTAATTATTAAACGAACTTATTAAGCTCATTAACTCTTACTAAAAAACTATCTCTATATGATTTACTTAGCTCAAATCCAACACTTGTCATTCCAAGTTGATGAGCAGCTATTATTCCAGATCCTGAGCCAGCAAAAGGAATGAGAACTCTAGATCCTTCGAAAGCGAAGGTTGAATAAATATCTTTCATTAATTCAAGTGGACGTTCTGTAGGATGAGTCTTCTGTTGAGGTAAGACTGGAGAATGAATAAAAGTATTCCCACCTCGTTGTTTAGCTATTGCCGGCCTACCTTTCCAGGCATAGAAGAACATCTCATAAGCATTAGGTAGATGAGTTTCAGGCTGTTTAGTTTGGCCTGAAGGTTTTACCCAGATAGGACACATACGAGTTGTTTCAAATCCTGCTTTCTTAATAGCTTGATATATCTGTTCAAACCACGGCTCAGGGCCAAACCAGCAGAGTAACCAAGAATGATCTGTCATTACTCGATAACATTCTTTAAATAAATACTCCATTCCTTTCCAAGAGCCTTTTTGGTCTCCTTTTATATAAATAGAGGTATCTATTTCATTATAATCTTCTTTCTGATATTTAGATTCTCCCTCAGCTTTTTTCTGATCCATAATCTTTATTGCATAAGGAGGATCTATTTCAACAAGATGAAATATGCCAGCTGGTATTTTCTTTATACCATCGAAGCAGTTTTCAATGATGTAAGATTTAGCTAAAGTAGAGAGTAAAGATCCAGTATTTTCATTTTTAGTCTCAACTTGTTTTGCAATAACTTGTTTGACAACTGCTTCGTCCATTTTTTTAATCATCTTTAATGCGTCTGCAGCCGTCTTACATCCCTCAAATACATCTGGAAGAGCTTCACGAAGTTCAGCTCTTTTAACTGCAAGAGAGATAGTTGCTTTCGATACTCCGCCGATCATTTCTGCAGTGTCACTCATTGACCATCCTTCAGTTCCAGGACCTGGAGATGATGTTCCATGAAGAGCTTCTTTCATTCTATGAATCTCTAAAGTTAATTTATCCATCTCGAAATATTCCATGTCTTTACGGAAGAAGTTTTCAGACTTCTCAATAATCTTCATTTCAAGGTCTGATAAATCTTTATCATAGATACGAACAGGGATTTCAGGAACTTTGTTACGGCTGAGAACTGTAAAACGACGCTCTCCAGCCAAAAGTAAGAATGTTCCATTCTTTAAATCTTTGACAGCTAGAGGAGAGATAAGTCCACTTTCTTTTATATTCAATTCTAAGGCATTAAGATCCCCCATGTCCTCTCTCGCTCTATCCTCAGAAATAATTACAGATGAAGTAGGTATCATTCCTACATGGCCTACAGAAATATCCATTCTATTTACCTCCTAATAATTTTAATATCTCGCTTGCTGTATTAGCATCAATAGTGGCTGAAATTTTCTTTGTTGTTTGTTTAGTAGTTTCCTTCATAGTTTTTACTTTTTTCTCTGGGATTCGTCTTGATAAGCGAATCTGACGAAGCATGTCTATAGCTTCATCTGTTTGCATATCTATTATTGAAACATAGCCGAGACCATCTAAATCAGCCATTTCCATTCCCTTTCTTTTTTGTCTTAGTTCTTTCTGCCAATGCAACCATAATGCCTTTCATAACTATTGGCTCAGACATTAGTAAGCCAATGGCCATTCCAGCATCAATCTCTATTATGTTGAGAACGTCATCGAGAATTTTATTAAATATAGCCTTTCTCATTCCATACTGAGCAAGATATTTATTAGCCCTTAGCATCTGCTCTTCTGAGATCTCAAATGAAAACCTAGGCTTATAATCAGCTACATTTGTCATAGGTCAAACCTCCTTATCTTTATATTTGAGTTTTCAATTAAAAATGCTGTATGCTTATCATAGACTTCAATACTATCAACTACAATCTCAGCAATTCCTGCATTAATTAGTAAGCCAAAGCAACTTTTACAAGGAATTATGCAGTTCATGTATAGAGTTGAGTTGATAACTGCTACACCTAAGCGAGCGGCATTAGCTATTACATTAACCTCAGCGTGCTGGGCAGGGCAAAGTTCTAGATAAATTCCTGAGTCATAATTTAATAGTTGTCTTGGACAAGTATTTTGTATATCGCTTATTCCAAAAATCTCTTTATAGTCCTTAGAGTTAGTAAGAAGATCTGATATTAATTTGTCTTTCATAAATCTCTCATGTCCACAGTGAGGAATCCCTCTACTTGGTCCATTATAGCCAGTTGAAACTATTGAATGGTCCTTTACAAGAATAGCTCCAATTTGACGGGAGAGGCAAGGTGACTTACTTGCCACTGACTCACATATTCGATGAAAGTACTTGTCCCAGCTGTTCATAAATCACCTTGCCTTTCTTTTATTCAACAGCTATATCTCGTAACAGCGCATCGAGTAAGAATGTATAGTTACGAAGATCTGTTATTTTTGAGTTGAATTGTTTTATAGTATATATCTCTGGCTCTTTTACCATGTCGGAGAGAGAGGTAATATGTTTAGTAGCCATTCCCCATAAGGCTTGAGTTGGTGATATTCCCTGAGATGCCCCAGCCCTATGAAACTGTCCAAGGCGATCTCCGTCTTGAGAATATTCAGAACCTTTCTTAATTAATAGTGATTTACTTCTAAGAAATGATTTTTCAACTTCAATATTAAATTCTTCTGTAGTCATTTTATTCTCCTTTTTCTTATTTTTCAAAGGGCAGTTTATTGACTTGCCCCAAGTCATTTAAGATTGTTTAATTATTAAACAAACTTAATTTATTAAAAAGGAACTTCGTCATTGTGTCTATTTACATTGACACTACGACCACTGATGTATTTATTTACTACGTTTTGTTCTCCATATTCATCAGACTTTTTAATACCAACAATCAGCCAGCCTTCTTTTCTAGGTAAATCTTCTTCCAAATCAAAGGGCCGACTATAGTCGAGACCAAAAGATTCAGCAAAAGTGCGAAATTTTCTCATAGCACTTAAAGCTGATTTTTCTGAGATCTTAGTAATATTATCAATGTCAGAAAGATCCCAGAAAAAATCTGAAAATTCTTTTGCAAGCGGCTCGTCAGGAACATCTAAGGAAACAGTAAAATAGGAGATGCCATAGTATTCACTATCTTCTTTTTCTACAGTCCCAGTTCTAACTCCAATAATACGCGCTTTGACTTCTGTCCCTTTCTTTAAAGTAATTGGTTCAGGAACATTTAAAATTTCTTTTTCGATACTACTGTAATCTGTAAGCATTTGTTTTCCTCCTTGAAATTAGTTTATTGTTGATAGTTAATTAATCACTCTACAGAATATTTTTGATAGTCCCTCCTTTCATTTGATTTTAAGTCACTATTACTACCATCACTGCAAACAAGTTTATATTTTGGACAAGAAATAGTTTCTTCTCCAACTTTAATAACCTTACAAATAGCACCTTCTACCTCTTCATCAGGCCAGATAGGATCAAGAAGAATTGTAGCATTTTTCCCTTTTAAATGCCAGACTGGATTATAATCACTTTCTTTGAAATGCTCTATTAATACTCCAGCTTCAGCAAATATTTTTAGCATAGACTTAACTTCAGTCATTGATTTTACTAGGGTATAGCAATGGATTTTATTACTATCTACCCATATCTCCATATTTGGGAATAGTTTCTTTACTAATACTACATCTTCAACTGTAGTTTTTACTTCTTTAATTTTATCTTGATAGTAATTAATTTTCTCTTCAACTTCCTTTGGATATTCCATCTTTCATTTCCTCCTTTTTATTTTAAGATCGTTTATTAATTAAACGAACTTATTCAAATTTTAATCTTGCTTTATCTTGAGCATCAAATCCAGCTTTCTTTAAAAGCGCTTTTAAGTCTGGCGGCTCAATAGAATTTAAAAGTCCTTTTGATTTCAAGCGGGAACGGGCTACGTAGTCACCTAATGAATCAATAAGCATTTCACGCTTGACTCCATCTCTATCATTTTTTCCAGTAACTACATAGATTTCATCGAAGAGTAGCGGGATAGTGATGACTGCTTGGCCGGTCGTATAGAAACGAAATTTAACTTCTTCTCTAACTATTCCTGTCTTACTATCAACTGATAGAACTTTTCTTATTTCTCTTAAATGACCAGTTAGAATAAAATCACAAGGAAGGTTCATTAGTTTACGAAAATAATTAGTCATCTCATTCTTTTGAGGAACATAGTCTCTTCTCATTTGAGGAGACTCTCCAGCTGCTCCTTTACCACTTAATACATAATTCATTACTGCTATGCCAAAAGTAGTTGCACTATCAAGACAATAAGTCCCAAATTGATTGTAGTAACCTATCTGGAATCTAATATCAGTCGCTCTCTTCCAATCAGCATAGGCTTTAGGATCAAAAGGATCATCATCTTCATAGCGTGTATCTGCCACTACATCTCCAGAGGCAATTAAGTCTCTTAAACACTTTGTTCCTCCAGGATCGAAAGAGTCTATATGAACTGGGCGGCGAGCAGTTCTTAGTAAATAAGTTTTTCCGGCATTAGTTTCTCCACAAATAAGCGCACTAAATCTTTTCTGTAAAGGATCGCCGGCGTAATAGGTTTTAACTCGTTTAAGTTCTGCGGCAGCATCGTAAGGCATTAGTCTTCCTCCTTTGTCCACTCTCCTGATGAATATACTTGGTCACCAGGAATTTTATAGTTAGATCTTATTATAAGCTCATGGAAATAAATTGCTTCTTCTTCTCTCATACAAAGCTGGCCACAGTTAGCTTCATTAAGAAATACTGTAAATTTTGTATGAGTGCCGTCAGCCTCATTAGCTCTTAGATGTAATTTCATTTTATCACCTTCCTTTCTTAATTAGGTAATTATCCATAAGTTCTTGAGTCAATGCAAGAATTATATTGTATAATTCATCTAATTGTAAAGCTGTTGTAGGTTTTTCACCTTCATAGTTTAGGTAAGTTTTTAACTGAAGTGCCTCTTTCCTCCATCTTTTTAAAGTTCTTTCACTAATCATAGCTTTTCTCCTTTCATTTTCTTTTATTAAATCTGAAATGTTAGATCTTTCTTAACAGTTGCTTCCCTTTCCGCCGGATTCCAGAATCTTTGAATATATCCAAGAGGTGGCTCATAACATCTTCTCAATGGATTCTGCCAAGCTAAACAATAGTCATGAAACTCGCATCCACGATAGTCGTTACAGGCTTTAGGATTCTGACGGAAAGCCATTAGAACTTCATCATTCTCATTGCAGTTAGTAAGTCTATCCATGTCTCTATCGAGCTCATCTAAGATTGTATTTACTAACCATAGCCAAGTGTTCATTTGTTCTGGAGTTTTATAGGCCGGAACACGTCTTGTTGTTGCATAGTATCCGGCTGATCTATTAGCACTCCCTTTTTTGAGAAACTCAAATCCAGTCTTATCAAATTCTACTCCAAGAACTTGATCAACAGGAAATATACAATATAGGCAGTGAGTATAAGTTCCGTTTTGGATTGAGAGAAATAAATCTCTATCCCATCGAGTGTCATGTATCCACTTGCCAGATGTAGTCTTATGATCCAAAGAAAAGATCATTCTATCTTGTTTTCGTCTCATAATAGAATCCATTCGATAGTGGAGAATTCTCTTTTCATCGACTGGGACAGTTCCAGCTATTTCAGTCATCTTCTTTCCTTCAAGCTCAACTACTTCATTATCTATGAGATCGTTGGAATAGAGTTCATTGAATTGAGTTAGAGCGCATAGAACAGCTGTTGGATTTTTAGGTAGATAGAGAGAATCTGTTTCTGGCGGAAATTCTTTTCTATATACATCTAAGAAAGCTTGATAAGCACCTGAAATATTATCATAGCCGAATAATAGTTGATGCTCACGAGCATGGTGGAAAGCGTCTCCGAATACTAAATCATGTTCAGGTATATCAAGAGACCAGCCAAGTAAGTAGTGATAGAAGTAATAACGAGGACATCTGATGTAATCATCTAATTTTGATGAATCTTTAATATCCCATGAAGGGTGATAAGGAATATTCATTTATCTCCTCCTTTCTCTTTATTTGTTATATAGAAACTAATGTAATATTCCCAGTTGCTTGATATAACTGGCCATTTTTCAAGACTATTCTCCAAACAATGCTGCCAGGCTCGGGACAATATACTTGCTCTATGTCCTCGCCGGCAATGACTTCGTCGTTGACGACTACTCGCTTAAATTTTGAGATTACTCCGTTCATTCTTTCATCTAAGGTATTCATAAAACTTCCTCGTTATTAGTTTTCTTCCATCTATAGAACTCTGCCACCAACGTGTATTTTCCTGTTTAATATTTCATTCTCTAAAAGTTTTTTGCTGGATTCAAAACTTGCGAAATTTAATGAGTTTTTCATATCACCATTCTTTCCTTCTTTATTCGTTTTGTTTCTTCTTTTTTGAACCAGATAAAAAACTCGACAATTGCATCTATAGGATTTTTACCATATGTCTTAAATTGCACATTACCGTTTCTTAAGTAGGAAGGAGTGTATTCTAACATATATCCACTATAATGGCCATCTATTTTATGAAGAGACGTTCCTGCGGGTAATTCTCTTAATAAATCTCCAAAGTTAGGAGCAGGAATTGCAAACTCATCGCAGTCATCCTTTTCATCGATAGTAATAACATTTTTGGACGATCCATCAAGGTTGATATGAGTCCAATCTTCTCTTTCTACCCAATGAAATTCTGTTTCCAGTATAATTCCAGCATCAAACAACTTCTTGCTAGATTCAAAACTTGTGTAATTTGGTTCGTTTTCAGCCATTTCTTTTCCTCCTTCAACCATTTAGTCGTGGATTCAAAAAAGTTATCCTCATTGTAAAACCATGCAGTAAATTCTGCCCACTCCAACCAATCCTCTGAGTGTTTATCAATAGTAAACTCATGAAACTTAATCCAATCTCCGCGCTTTTGCATTTCCTTAACACACTCCGGCGTCGTTGAGGTCAAAATTAATTATCTTATTTAATTCTGGACAATGCCAGATTAATGGCTCATCTTCCTGCCACCCCATATATTCAGCTATCAATTTTTTCATCTTCATAATTTCTCCTTGATCTATTATTTTAAACTTTTAAAAAACTCAGCAAGATAATCTGGCTCAAGACCAAAGAAAGTTTCACAAATATCACTTGGGTCTTCTCCATTTTCAAGCATTCTGTAAAATTCTTCTTTAGCTTCAGCAATTAGTTCATTAGCCTCTTCTTCTGTTATACCATCTCTTTGTATTAATACTTCCTTTAAACTTTTTCTCATAGCTTTTTCTCCTTTCTTTCTGCTATTTTCTTAAAAAGTAAGATACTAATGTTTTCATCGAAGCTTATTCTTCCACTGTTCACTGTTTGATCATTAGTATCAAAAGCCAATCGAAATTTCTCAAACAATTCAGGTTCAACATCATGTACTTCAACTACTCTTGCTCCGTATGAAAATACTAACATTGATGCTGTTCTCATTTTATCCCTCCTTTTATTATTTAATTACAAAACTAAGTTCCTTTCTATATAAGAACCATCTTTGAAAAGCAATAGATTTAAAGTTCCATGCTTGTGAGCGAAGATTGAACAAGCAATAGCATTCATAACGTTTAGACTACAAGGAACTACATAATCATCTTTCTCAGATAGTTCCATTGCCTCAGAAAATTGTCTATACATAGAATTAACAGCATAGCGGTTCATAGAACCTTCAGATAAGAAGATAATTTCTCCATACTTCTCAGCCTGAGAAAAATCATGAGATGATTTGTTTACTATATAGACCCTTTTAGTATTCATAATTAGTCACCCATTTCAAAATCTTCAGACTCTCTAATATCATGAGCAGGAGCTGAACCAGTCATCTGTTTTATTTGACTAAGAACAGTTGAAGGTGCAGTTGATTTTGACTCTTCTTTTTCAAATCTCCTATCGCGAAGATCAGCAGTGCTTATTGATGAAGGATTAAGTGGTTTTTCTTTTATCTCTTCTCTTGTCAATTTGAGTTTGTTTAATGATTCAACGAACTTTTGACTTCCCTGAGGAAATGAAGGAAAAACAATAACTTCAGCCGGATCAACTGGAATTTCCAGACATTTGTGAGGATCTATTAAATTAATAATAGTTCCAAACTTTGGCACGGCCTTTCTAGTATAATTTAGTTGAATTCCACAGTTAGAACAAAAGAATTTCATTGGTCTTATTTTCCTTTCTCATTTTCAATTTCTTCATCTTCTTCATCTTCATCAATAGGAATTGAAACGGCTACTTTAATCATCTCATATGTTTTAGCTAAAGGATTAACTTCTTCAACAGTGCAGATGATAGGTAATTCAATACTGATTAATGCAGAAATTTTAGAGGAGTATTTTTTAGGGACGTATCCTAAGAAGCCACCACCGCTAAGAATTTTGACAGCGTTAGGATCAAAACGATTTGTAGGCTCTGGATCAAGTATCAATTGGTCACCTACTTTCATCTCTTTTACTGCTTTCGCTATATCTTCTTTTGGTCTAAATTGGACGCCGGCGATAAAGAATTCTTTTTTCATAGCTTTTCCTCCTTAGTTATTAGTTATTAGTTATTAATTATGAGTCATTGAATAACTTATTCCTCTTACGTAGCCCTTTCTAAACCACTCATATTCTTCTTTCATTGAACGAGTACTATTAAATAATAATTGAGTTTCTTTATCATCAAAGAATAGTTCTCGCTCTTTGCAAAAAGCCTTCCAAATTTCCTTATCATCTTTCCAAGGTTCTTTCATTGGTTTACTACCTCCGCGAATACGGGAAATCTCGGGACCTTTTTTCCTGTAGTTAATTGTTGATACTTTACTTTAGCTACTCTTCCAATTAAAGATTCTTTATTTTTCCAAAGATGCTCACGTTGATCTCTTGTAAAGCCTGAACCAACTGAAAATACATTACCATCTCCAGAACTACAAACAAGCGCTCCTAAGGAGTCTTTATACATTCCATCTATGGAAATTTCTTCTTGGTATCCAAGAATCTCATAATCATCTTCTTTTTTTGCCTTAAATTTCATGACGTATAATGAGCGTTTAGGTTCATAAGGAGCTTGAAAATGTCTTACTATAATTCCCTCATAACCAAGTTCCATTAACTTATCATAAGTTCTCATTATATCATCTAAGTTTTCGCAAAGCCAGAAGGGTGCAATTACTATGTAAGGATTAATATTGCGAAGGTTTTCAATAGCTAAAGAACGTGTAAGCTGAGGTTCTCTATTTATTATATCAAAGCAGTGAAATTGAATATTTTGATAGTTAGGATGAAGATTGACAGTTCGAGAGGTAATAGAAACTATTTCTTCAAATGAAAGGCCATGATAGTAAAGTTCACCATCAAGCTCTGATTCTATCTTGAGATTGCTTATTGCTTTATTAATATGAGGGACTGAGTAGATGATGTTCTCTTCACTTGAAAGCAGAATACAGCCATTTTCACCTGATATAGTAATAGGAACTACACGGCATCTTACTCCATCAAATTTAGGCTGAACTATAAAAGGTGGAGTCCATTTAGCTAATCGTTCTTCACTAAATGGATAACACTTCATTATATTCTTCCAACGATTACCTTGATTCATTAGCTTTTTCATCCTCTCATTATTTAATTATCTTATTTAATTACTCTATATACCAAAGTCCTCGATTGAACATTTTTTAAAAGTTTAAGAAAACTCTCCTTCTTTTTATGGAAGGAGAGTTCAATAAATTTTAAAACTTATTTCGCAGCTGCTTTGGACTGCAGTTCTTTCAACATCTCTTTTTGTTTCTCAGGAGATGCCGTAGCAAACATTGCCAGGTAAGCCTGAATAGGATCAACTTTTGCACCTTTCAAGGCCACACCCATCTTGGCATTTCCAAGAGCTGCTTGAATCTGTTCAGTCGTTTCACCTTTTAACAGGCGAGCTCTGATGTTAGACTGAAGAGTAACTACCCAGTTTGCATCGGCGTTACTTTTCACTGCCTTATCACCAAACATCTGAATCATTTCAGCGGCTGTTGCTCCAGTCTGAACAGTGATTGAGATAGGACCAATCTGCTTACGGACAACTTTGTCACCTTCTTTCTTCTCAGGAACTTTTGCTTCTGCGATCAACTTTTCCATCTTAACTTCCTCCTTCTCATTATTTTATAGGGTTAATAGTTCAGTTCGTTTATTAATTCAACGAACTACAATAAAACAACTCTTTTGATTAATAGATTTTTTATGATTAGTTTTTTTTGATAGGCCTCCTTTCATATTCTTTTTATTGGCTTTTCTGTTATTACGATTATATCGTAACATACCTACAATCAAAAGTCAAGGCCCATTTATGAACATTTGCTTCCAGTTGGTAATTCCCATAATTGGACATTTATTCAAAGCTATCTCTTTATTTCCTAATCTCATAAATAAGGTTTGCTGTAACTTCTAAAGCATTAGAGACAGCTTTGTTAAATATTACTTTATCTCCCCCTAAATAGACATAGATCACAATTAAGCTATGCAGTAATCTATAAACTTCAATTTGATTATCTTTGAGAAACAATAGACAATATTTTCTACGAAAGTCCATAACTTTATCAAAGATTCTTTTTACATGGCAGTCAAGATCTTCACAAGTTTGAATATGCTCATACATGTTTGATAGTCTTTTTTCAAAGTATTGAATATCAATAGGCATTTGAGATTTATCAAACATGCTTTTAAGTAATTCTTTCTCTCCTTCCACTTCCCAAGGTTGAATAAAAGGAATGTCTATTCCTTCCGACTGCTTAACCAATCTAACTCCCTGTCCATTTATAGGTAGTTCGTTCATAGCTTTTTATCCTTTCTTTTTATTAATTAATAGTTAATTAACTAATTACTTTTCCATCTCTCATCAACCACCTTACTTCACCATTTCTTAATTTCTTAGGTTTTATTGCTATAGATACTTTTTTATATACTCTATCCCAGCAGCAAGCAAATTCATACTTCATTATATTACTTGCTGTTGCAAGATGTTCTATATCTTTCCACTGTTTTCGGAGTTGAATTTTCTTAATCATTTAGTCCCTCCAAATCTTCAGCGATAGTATTATCTATCTCTTCTGTATTCTCAATAGTAATATTAATACCTAATTTATTCGCTATAGTTTTAATCTGCTCGAGAGATAATTCAGGTGATTTTGTTTCCTTTATTCTCAAAACTGATTCAATTCTTCTCAGCCGCCCATCTACTAATGCCTTCTTATAATCGGCATCTCTAAACCTATGACTTTTCTTTAACCAGTCTTTTTCGGCTGAAAGATATTGCTCTTTTAAATTAGCATAAATTAAATAAGCTTTCTCAGCCTCTTTCCTCAACTCATTAACTTGCTCTTGAGAAAATTCTGACATTTTAACTACTCCTTTCATTTTGAGTTTTTGTTATCTTATTGTTAATTTATAGTTTACTTATTGTCAACTTATTGTTAACAAAGGCCTTCGGCGTTTTAGGTTTATTTAATTCTATTCCAAATCCATTGACTTTTGCAGGATTAAAGTCAGCTATAATTAATTCCTCGAAATACCCTCTTACTCTTTGATACTTGAAAAGTTTAATCTTATAAATACTTTGCTTAGTCATTTTTTAATCTCCTTTCTACTAATCTGCTATTAGTAAAAATAATTCTACTTCTTCTACGTTTTCTTTCTCTGTATATACTCCTATGACTTCAAACTTTCTTGTTTCTTCTTCTTGATTACTAGGATCGACATAAACTACACAATAAGCTTCTTGATTCAGTTTGCTAAGATCCTTTATTAATTCTTTTACTTTCATAATAGTTTGTCCTTTCTTTTTTTAGTTTTAGTTTTAGTTTTATCTACCCATTAAAGTAAATCCTAACTTAATTACTTCTTTAAAAGTATTTTCTATAGTAATATCCCTACCAAAACTATTTGGATATCTATTGAAAAACTTCTGAAGATCTCTGAGGCAATAATATTCTTTTTTATTGAGTTTAACTATGAAGTGATTGTCTGAATTTAAAGTAATTTTCATTTCTTAATCTCCTTTCTTTTTTATTATTTAGATTGTTTAACAATTAAACAATCTTTACCTCATATCTATTACCACTCATTACATGATTTCTTACATAACAAGTGCTGTAACCAACTTCTCTCGCTAACTGCCTAATGGCAAAGCGTAGAGCTTGAGCGGCTGAAGTGGCATGGCGGTAGAATGAAAATACCTGCCCGTTCCAATTAATAGTTATTAGATAATGCTGATTCATCTTAATTAATCCTCAATTCTCATCCAGCCAGAATAAGCTTTTAAGTGCATCAAAAGGTCATCAGTCTCAACTGAGCTAAAGTTAATATTTAGCATTAGCATTAAGTAATCTATAAGCTTACCACTTAAAGTTGGATAGTCTCTTTTTAAAATCACTTCTGCGTTTTTTAAAGTGGTTTCTTTTATAAACCTATTCATCTCCCAGACTTTTCTATAGGGAATCTTATCAACACCTTTATTCTTTAACTCTTCAAATTCTTGTCTGTTCATTTTTTTTTTTTTACCTTTCTTTTTTGCTAAGTTAGCTTTCCATAATTAATCTATACTGCCGAATGAACTTTTCATTTTCAGCCAATCCGACAGCCCTTGCTAGCTCTACTTTTGACTTTCCTTCATATGGCAAGTCATATTTCTTTGCTAAAAAAATCAAATCTTCTTTCGACCTTCTGAGCATTAGTTTTGTGGTAGGACTTTCCACTTTCACCTCGTTATAACTCAATATAGTTTTCAATAGCATCTACAATATCATGTAGTGCGTCTATCTCCTCATTGAGTTTAGCTTGCACCTCATCATTTCCAGCATTTTCTTCAGCCTCTTCTTTAGCCTCAATAGCTTCCTCTAAAGAAGTAATCCACGCTGCCATAGTAGTTCTCGTTGCCTTAGCCATAGTTCATTTCCCCTTTCTTTATTAACTTAAAATTTAATAGTTCTTATCAACTGATTCTGTCTCATCTTATTCATGGCCCATCATATCACAAAAACGAGTAGATGTCAATAAGTTTCAATACTGAAAACGACAATCTGATAAATTTTTCAGTTATTACTCTCTTGTAATTGTTAACTGTTTAATTACGAATCTTTGATTCGGCTGAGATCGTTAAATTATTAAACGATCTTTTCTTCCTTAACACTTTTATTCCTAATACTTTCTAAGAACTTATCATTCTCTATCATTTCTCTCTCTAATCTTTCCCTATCTTCTTTCTCAATATCCTTCATTCTTTTCTCAAACTCTTTCCTACTCATTTTCACTTTCAGCGGTTTCATAGTTTTCTCCTCTCTCAAATTATAATTTACATAACTCTTCAAATATCTCACTCTTTCCACCTTCAATATTCTTATAAACCTCTCTCGCCTGTTTCTGTAGTTCTCTCACTCTCTCTGGCACATTGTCTCTCTCTTCTCTCTTCCTATCTGACAATATCTGATTATGAAGAATATTCTTCTCTCCTCTCCCATTAGGATTCAACCTAACATCGTATTTATCTTCTAGCAATCTCCTAGCTTTCTGTGTATCTTCTATCATCTCTATCTCACCATTCTCTACTATATTTTCACATAGTATATGCAATCCCTCTTTAACTACTTCACTTAAAAATCTTGTATAGTCCCCGCCTCTATCTAACCACTCACTGATTGTAGCTAGCTCTCTCGAATCTATCCAAACTTGAACTAGCGAATCACCTTTAAATCTAACCGGATTAAGTATGCTAAACTGCCCATCAGTGCAATCTTCTCTATACTCTCCTCTTCTCCCTCTCTCTCTCCTCTTAATCCTAGTCTCTAACTTACATCTATCTCTCATCTCAATTCTCCTTTCTTAATCCAATCTTTAATTTAATTTCCTTTTAATCTTAAGGTCTAATCCTTAAGTTTATTTCCCATCCTAATCCTTAATCCTTAGACTTAAGTGGCCGACAATGTCCATTTGTAATGTCGTTCCTGTCCGTTCCTGCTTGTAGTGTCTGATAATCGCAAACCATTGCCAACATTCATTGAACGAACTTTTCCTGAAGTGTTTTTGAAAAGTGTTTTTGAAAGAGCTTTTTTTTTTTTTTTTTCCACTCCCCTCTAAACACATCAAATCGTGTGCCGTTGCGATTATCACACAATACAGACAGGAACCGACATTAATGACATTAAACGACAATACAAATATCATACATAACCTACACTCAAAAATCAATGTAATTCTTCGTCCATTTAACCCCGCTTACAGCGAAAAAAATAGTTAATCCAAGCTATTAATCAATAGTTACAAAAGAAACTACCGCGATTTCAATGTTGAACATTTAGGAATAGTTAATTAATAGCTAGTTATTAATCAAGAGTTTGATGAAATAGATCGTTGAATAATTAAACGAACTTGCTTTTCCCAGAGATTAATAAATTCTATCATTAAATGAGTAATAAAAACCTGCTAACTATTAAATTAGCAGGCTAGGAATTGATAGATTGACATGGCCGAGTTATTTAATTAAATTACGCTTTTGCCGCTTTCATCTTTTTAATGATGAAGGCCGTTAACGCCTTCTCATCATTAATATCAATACCGGCAGCTTTCGCTTCCATAAGGAAAGCATCTTCAGGACTAATTTGTGGAGCTCCGCCTGGAGATTTAGCTGAAACTTCGATGGTTTGTTTATCTTTAATGTTATCGAAGTTTTTTCTCCCGCTGGAACCATTTTGCCACTGAATTATATCTTCTTTCAGTGCCTTCTGAAATATATCATTCAGTGTTAGTCCATCATATCTCATTTTAATAGTCACCTGTTTTTTTATCCCGGCCTTTTTTGAGTCTTCATCAGGTGAAACTGAAATAACTTTTGTCAACGTGATACCATCAACAACTTCGTTTAAATTTATCATGATCTTATCCCCTTTCATCGGGTTAAGGCCATGTCAATCTATCCATATTCAATATTCAATTATCAATGAGCAATTCAACGAACTCGTCAACATCATACCATATTAATTTGCCGAGTCAATGTTTTTTTCACTTGACTGAAAGGTCCAATGATTCCAATGGTTTACGCTGCCATCAAAAAATGCTGAACTCAAAGGGGGATTGCTCGTTGCATAGGCGGCGGGTTAGTCTCTTCACATTTTATCCAAAGTTTTAATAAGCATCCCATCATGTACATTTTATTCAAGTTTTAGTTATATTCTAAGAATAGGCCAATTCAAAGTTATCAGCGGCAGATCGTTAAATTATTAAACAAACTTAAAAAAATAAAATAATCTATATCAAAATACACCAACATACACCTTGACATTTCTACATAGGTCATATATAATTGAACCTACAAGATGAAGAATGTAATTAATGGTGAATTTTATGGAAGGTGTCCAAACAAGAAATGGTCTCTATGGGTTTGAATATAGAGATATTGACTTGCGCAGAGTTGAGCAAGAAGAAAAGAAAACTTACAATATCAAACAACTCTGGCAACGTTCTCATGAAATTATTAATCTTGCCGCCCAAGGATATAAATATACTGATATTGCAGAAATTTTAGGAATAACTCCAGCTTGTGTATCTTTAACACTCAATAGTGAATTAGGCCAAAAGAAACTCTCTGACATTCGCCAAGATCGTGATGCAGACGCAAGAAAAACTTCAGAAAAAATCAGAATTTTAACTGCTAAGGCGATTCAAACTTATCATGAAATCTTTGATAATGAAGATGGACAAGCCACTTTGAGAGACCGAAAAGATGTGGCTGATACAGTTTTGCTTGAACTCTCTGGCTTAAGAGCTCCTACAAAGATTCAAAGTTCTTCAGTAACAACTATTCTTACAGCCGAAGAAATTGAAAATTTTAAAAATAGAGGGATTAAAGCAGCTAAAGAGACTGGCATAGTTATAGATGTTGAATCAGCCGGAGACGGAGTGTCCGGCGAAACATCTTTAATTAACGGCGAAAAGACCTCAATTGAAGAACTAATGAAGAATTAATGAAGAATGATACTGTTTAAGATCGTTAAATAATTAAACAATCTAATCTTAGAGGAACTCAAAATGGCTGAAATTAGAAGAATCAAACAAATGATAGATGGGAATGGTAACTATGTCTTAGGTCTAAACTTTCCAGAATTTATTGACAATCTTGTCTTAATACCTAACACAGCCAAAACTTACACTATTCCTGAAAACACTAAAATTATAAACATAGTCTCTACTGGAGACTTTTGGGTGGCTGCAGATGTAGATGCTTCTATCCCCGATGCTGACATTATAGATGGGTCAGGAAGCCTTCTCAACCCTGCTGTTCTTTCAGTCTCTGAAATCACAGCATTGAGTTTTATATCATCTTCAGCGTGTAAAATATCTATCTCAGTATATATTTAATAGGAGAATAAAAAATGCATCCTTATAATCCTAGTCATCCTTCAGAAGGCTTATCTGATCCTTCTAATGTAAACATTACTGGAGGATTAATCAGTGGAGTAACAATAAGTGAAAATTTTACTACCTCAACAAATCCTGAATCATCAGATGCTACTACTGCACTTATTGTAAGTAATTACAATGGTGTAGTTATTACAACTAACGTTAACAATATTCAAACTCTAGCTAATCTTGTAACGTTAGCAGTAAAAATATTCACAGTAATAAACAATGACACTTCTACAAGTAATCAAACTATAAAAGCAAATGGTATTGACTATGTTCTGCCTCCTGGAAAAGCTCAGTCATTTATCTGGGATGGTTCAGCATGGGGACCTACAGATCTTGGGATTACAGCTATTCCTGTTCCGGTTACTCAAGGCGGGACTGGACTTGCGACTATAACAGATCATGGCATCATGTTGGGAAGTGGAACTACTGCAATTACGCCTCTAGGCGTTGCCACAGACGGTCAGATTCCTATTGGAAGTTCAGGCGCAGACCCGGTTCTTGCTGCTATTACTCCTGGTGATGGCATAGATGTAACCAATGCGGCAGGTTCAATAACTGTTGCTGTTGATCTTAAAGCTAATGGCGGTCTTGTTATTGATACTACAGAATTGACAGTTGACCTTAGTGCATCTGCTATAACTGGAACACTTGCAGTTGGAGACGGTGGCACAGGTGCCTCCACACTTACAGACCACGGTATCCTTTTAGGCTCTGGGACAGACGCGGTAACTCCTCTGGGCGCAGCTACCAACGGCCAACTTCCTATCGGCAGCACTGGCGCTGACCCTGTTCTAGCGACTATTACAGAAGGCGAAGCGATTGATATAACTAATGCAGCAGGAGCGATTACGATTGCCTGTGAAGACGCAACAACTGCTAATAAAGGCGTCACCGTCTATTCCGGC